AATTGTCCATTGACCCTACCCTCTTTGGGTTGAAGGGAGAAGACGAGTTGGCCTTATCTTATCTCAAGAAGAAAGAGTCTCTCTACGGGCGGACTTCATGGTCGACGACGGACGCATTGAACACCAAGTTGATGAATGTCCAAGTGACGCCCACTTTGAGTTCGAATCAAACGATCAACAATGCCTCAGCAGTTCAGGTCGGATGGATGGTCTTTCATACTCCTCTGTCATATATTGCACAGCTTTTCAAGCATTGGCGTGGATCGTTGCGATTTCGATTCAAGGTTGTGTGCACAAAGTATCACAAAGGGCGTCTCAAATTCTCCTATGATCCAGTTGGTGATATCAGTACTGCGGTGACGCAGACAAACGAAGTATACACCCACATTTTGGATCTCGGGGAAACAGATGAGATCACAATTGAGGTCCCATACCACCAAGCCTTGGCATGGTTGGCCGTTAATCAGGGTCCCAACGACAACTGGAATCTTGGCAACTCTCTCACACCTGACTCCACATCATTCAATGGTATGATCTCAGTGAGTGTGTTCAATGTGCTTGAAGCACCAAACACTCCATCGAGTATCTCTATCTTAGGATATGTTTCAGGTGGTGATGATTTTGAATTCGCCAATCCGCAAGGATGGATCTCAAATGGATCAACACTTCCAGTTCCATCATTTTTCGCCCTTCAAAGTGAGGTGGAACCCGCAGTGGTAGTGTTAGGAGACCGTCCAAAACCACATCCAGATCGATATTCACAAAATTTTGGTGAATCTGTGATGTCGTTGCGAAAATTGATGCACAGGAGTCAAATTGCGGACACAGTTTTGTGTCCAGCAGGGACAGCTAGTGCCACCAACTTGTATCGCAAATCGTATTTTCGTATCCCATATTGCCCAGGTTTCACACCCGAAACAATGGGACCGACAGCGAACAAGGTGGTTGCAGCGTCTGGAACAGCTGACTACGCTTTCAACACGATGCATGTCCTCACGTGGATCTCTGGTATGTTCTGCGGTTATCGTGGTTCTACGAACTTTACGGTCACCGTCAGTAATCCAGCAGTGAAGTTTGATGATATTCGTGTTGTGCGTGTCACAGATGGTTCAGGGCCCACAGCTGCCAATCGCTTCATTGTGAACTCAGCAAATGTTTTGAATTCAGCTTCATTGTCAACGAAGGCTTCGAGACTCAATGAGTATTACAATGTTCGTGATGGTCTGGCTGGAGCAGCAGTTTCATCTGCGGGCGTGGCCCCAACTCTGCAGTTCTCTCTGCCTAACAATCTCAACCGAAACTTTGCATTTTGTTCATGGAACAATTACATTCAAGGTTCGTCGGATGATGGCACAAATGAGGAGGCTGCCATGTTGGTGATCACAGCGTCGAACACCACAGCGACGGATGTCTGCGCATACACAACCGTGCAAACGGCGACGTGTGCGGGTCCGGACTTTACGTTCCTGTATTTTTTGTCGACACCAGCTGTGTATTATCTCATTGGTGACCCTACTCCTACATAATTACATGTTTATATAAAAACTTGCGTTGCAGTCGTAAGTTCTCGAATTTTCATTTACGAGTTTCTATGTCCACTATCGGTGGTTGCATATTCCTTCACGGTTTTTAACCGGGGGTATGCACCCCCGGTGAATTTTACGTGGATTCGAATTGCAATCTTTATGCGATGGTGTGCAGAATTG